TACAAGACTGACGAAGCTGACCCGACGAATGCAGAACGGCAGAGATCCTTTCGCAAGCGACAGAGAGAAGAAATGGCGGTCCTGAAAGCGTTACGTGATGCTGGGCGTAACGGAGCGTTACGTAACGGCGTTACTAACGTTACGGCAAAACGACCAGATACAGATAAGAATATAATAACTACTACTGTCTCTGTTGAGAGAGAGAAGCTTGGCAAAGGGAGCGTGTCTCCCGACCTCGGAACAATCATCAAGCAGAAGGGCTGGGCATGAGCGAAGGCACGATTGAGCGGCTTTCGGAAGCGCTCCTGACAACGATCGACGAGTTCTCGGAGACCAGCCGCTTGACGACGGGTGACGCCATGGGCGCGCTGTTTTCGGTCATGGTGGCTGCGGCTAAGGGCAGCCCGCAGTATGATCCAAAGCGGCTTGTTGTTGAGGTCAACGAGAAAATCCGTGACGCGGTAGGCCTGCAATGATCCGCGACCCCTCAGACGGCTCGGTTCGGGAGCCGCAGAAACCAGCCCCGGCGTTTAAAGCTGCTCAGAACACCGCTGAGAGTGATCCGCCGGTGACGTCGGATTGGGCCGGGGCTGGCCCTGTGATCGAAACAACGGAAAATCTCAGGTCGACCAGTGTAGACGAGAAGCCTGTCTTGCCGTCTATGCTAAGCAAAAATACCGTGCGCGACAATGACTTACTGTCGTCGACCACTTCCGGCCTACGGACCGGCAGCAAGAGCCCTGAGCACATGGCCCGCCTCAAGAAGTCCGAGGCTTGGCTGAGAGACTATCGCGCCGGGAAATTCAAGCAGACGGATGGAGAGTGAGAGTGACAGGCATCAAAATAACGCCGCAGCCGGAATACGACGCGCTGTACGCGTTCGACGCGGAGAACAACGTCGAGCCTTTCAGAACGATCGCGGAGCGGATCGGGCTTAGCTATGGCTTTGCCGAACAGCATCCGCTGGTGGATGTCATCGCGGCCGCAATCGAGGATGCTCACGATCTGGGCGTAAGGCGAGGGCCGCTCATTCCGCCATGCCGGACCTAACAACCAAGGAACCACCATGCACGGGCACTCCATGACCAAGAACCCCAGAAAGATCGGCACCCCGGCAACGAAGAAGGGGGTTAGGAATCCGGAATACGGACCGACCATGCAACGCCTCGCCATGGCTCAGGGCCACGTCAGCATAGGCGACGACAAGCAGGGGACACGGATATACCACTTTCACGATACGCCTCTGGACAGACTCTACAGCCGCTTGGCGAGGCAATCCAAGAGTGGGAGCGATATGATGCGCCGCGAATATGTAGCGCTGACGAAATACAGAAATCATTTTATCCAGGCCGGCAAGGAAGCTACGGTCGCATCTGTTGACCCGAATAGTATCTTTTCTTCCAACCCATCCACGCGGTCTGGTATGCCTATGGCTGATTTCCAAATGGACCATGCTACTCAATGGCGCCAAGCTCAGTTCCATCTCGGGCATAAACCATCGATTGTGGTTGACAACGTAGTCTGCGCCGAGACGACTTTGGAAGTCGCTGGCTGGTCGATCGGATATATTTCCAGGACGCAGGCGCGCGATAAGGCTGAGCAGGTGTTGCGGGAGAGTGGACGGAAGCTCGCGAGATTGTGGGGAATCGGGTGAAGGCCATTGACATACCGTCACAAATCACCACAAATCAGGCAGGTTCGTAATTTGCGCCCGCCAGCTTTGATCAGCTCGGCGGGTTTTTCGTGGACATCATCAATGATGAGACGGTTGCGTGCATGTTTGATGCGATGGCGTAACATGCGAAGACGAAACAGGATCATCCACCGACAGATATTTGGCAAATGAGGAGCACCCCATGAAGAAACCCAAGCCCCGCCCGAAGCCCATGAAGCCGAAGCCGTAGCCGTGTTGAAAACAATTCGCAACTGCAACAATTTGGTGATTGATAACAATGGCCTTTGCGAAGGGTAAGTCAGGTAATCCGGGTGGACGCAAAAGCGATAAGCCGTTTGCTGATGCTTTGCGCATGGAGATTACGGCGGCCGGTGACAATCACAGGGCTTTGCGCGCCATTGCGAAAAACCTGATCACGCTGGCGCAGAAGGAAGAATTGGCTGCCTTGCCCGCGATCAACGCCATTGCAGACCGCCTCGACGGCAAGCCGGCGCAAGAATCGACGGTGACCATTGACGATAAGCGCGATGCAACAGACTGGACCAGAGACGAGCTGGTCTCTTTCCTCCGTGACGCCGCAGCAGATTGCGCGGGAGTTGCTGAGACGGAAGGACGCCGCGGAGAACCTGATAGCGTTCACTGAGTACACGTTTCCGCGCTATCGCACGGCTGCTCATCACCGGATCATTGCCGAGCAGCTAGAGCGGGTTGAACGCGGGGAGATTGATCGGCTGATGCTGTTGGTGCCACCACGGCATGGCAAATCAGAGTTGGCGTCTATTCGGTTGCCTGCATGGTTCCTTGGCAGGCAGCCTCACAAGCAATTTCTGTCAGTATCGGCGACGGAAGGTTTGGCGTCGGACTTTGGCCGAGCTGTCAGGAACACGATTGCCAGCCCTGAATACGGCGCGATATTTGATACCAAGCTGGCCGAGGACAGCCAGGCCAAAGGCAAGTGGCATACGTCAGCCGGCGGAATTTACTATTCTCTCGGCATCGGCGGATCGGTTCTGGGCCGTGGTGGCGATAGCATCCTGATTGATGATCCCTATGCATCGATGGCTGATGCGCTCTCGGAACTCACACGCAAGAACGTGTGGGATTGGTACACCGGCACGGCTTACAACCGACTGATGCCCGGCGGATCTATCGTCGTCATCAATCACCGCATGCACGAGGACGACCTTTGCGGCCGCCTGTTGGGCCAACAAGCGGCCGGTGGCGATCAATGGGAGGTTGTCGAGCTTCCCGCAGTTAACGAGGCAGGTGAGGCGCTCTGGCCAGATGCGTACCCATTGGGGGCGCTGGAACGGATCAGGAAGAACAGCCAGGCTCGGTTCTGGTCCGCACTTTACCAGCAGCGGCCGGCGCCTGAAGAGGGCGATTACTTCAAATCAGAGTGGTTGAGACCGTATGACCGAGCACCAGCCCGAGAAACAATGCGAATTTATGGCGGGTCAGATTATGCAGTTACAGCGGATGGGGGAGACTTCACCGTCCACGTTGTTGTGGGTGTTGATCCCGAAGGCCGGATGTACCTGCTTGACTTGTGGCGCGGTCAGTCAGCTTCGGACCGCTGGGTCGAGTCTCTCTGCGATCTTGTCAAAGAATGGAAGCCAATCGCATGGGCCGAAGAGCAAGGCCAAATTAGATCTGGCGTCGGCCCGTTCTTGGAGCGCCGCTTGAGGGAGCGCAAGGCTTATGTCGGTAGAGAGCAGTTCCCAACTCGCGGCGATAAGGCCGTTAGGGCCCAGTCTATCCGCGGCAGAATGGCGCTGGAGGGGCTCTATGTACCCATTGCTGCAGCTTGGTATCCGGATCTTCGCAGTGAATTACTATCGTTCCCTGCCGGCAAGCACGACGACCAAGTGGACGCTCTTGGATTAGTCGGCCAGCTCCTCGACAAGATGATGAACGGCATCAAGCACAAGCCGCTTGTTCCTCAGCACCGTGACCGCTGGGACAAGGTGTTTGGCGAGACGAAGAGTGACAATTGGAAAACCGCATGATCGCTGAACGCAGAACAGAGGCCGATGACGAAGGTGCGCCAGGTGGCATGCTTGACGTTGGCGACCTCGTTCGCATGTTCGAAGAAAGCGAGGAATCAACCTATGATGCCCGCATTCTTTCCGAGCGCGACCGGGATTATGTGGACAACATCCAGCTAACCCAAGAAGAGATCACCACGCTAGAGAAACGTGGTCAGGCACCGTCGATCGACAACCGCATCAAGACGAAGGTGGACTACCTCGTCGGGTTCGAGAAGCAGCAGCGCATTATGCCAAAGGCGCTGCCACGAACGCCAAAGCATGAAACAGATGCCGATGGCGCAACGCAGGGACTTCGTTACGTTGCCGAGTCCGAAGACTACAACATGAAGCGGTCCTCTGTGTGGCGGAACCTGCTCGTTGAGGGTTCGGGCGGCATTCGTGTTTGGGTAACGCCGAGCAAGTATCAAAAGCCGATGGACATGCAGCAGATGATGGCCTCAAGCGCCATGTCTCCGCCGCAGGAAATGGACATCAAGGTTGACTATGTCGCCTGGGACAGGATGTTCGCTGATCCTCATTCCAGTGCGCTCGACTTCTCGGACGGCACCTACAAGGGCATCGTGATTTGGATGGATTACGACACTGCGCTCGACAAATACAGCGACAACGAGGACGCGGAAGACATCCTAGACGCCACGATGGACAGTGCGCCTTCTGACACTTACGACGA